TGAGTCATTATCTCCCCCTGCATTGACGATTGTGTCTACTTTAATTTCACTTGCCATTATGCTAAATCTCCAAATGTACTACCCATAACATACTCTGCATCATTCCAAGCTACTCCGGGTTCAAGCATACCGATACGATAAGAACTAGCTGTTGGAACATATTCAGTATCACTCACAACAAATGGTACAGCAACATGAGGTTTATTACCACCGGGTTCAGCACCAGAACAAGTCAAAGTATAGGTTGCACCACTATGGGCATTTGTTAAATTAAAAGTGTAATTTGCAGTACCATTATCTACTGCACTACTAAGATTAAAACTATCTCTGGTAGCAATCGTTCCAGTACCATTAATGTTTACAAAATGTTTACACAACCCCTGCTGTAAGTTGGTAGTAACAGACGTACCTTCACCCAAGACATTTATACTGCCACCTGTGGTGCTACCTTTTAAATTATCTACTCTAAGTTCACTTGT